AAAAGGCTATGTTAGTGCGAAAGAACTTGCGAAGTCTTTGGGCACGAATCAAGGCACCATAAGCCAATATAGGTTGAGAGAAATCATTACTGATTTCTATATGGAATCACGCGCCTACTATTACCATTTGGAAAACTCGACTAATGAAGTTCGAACCAAGGTTAAAGGCAAGTCAGGCAAAGAAGCGACGGCCGATGAAAACGAACAGCTTAGACGAGAAAACATACCAACAAAAGCAATCTCGCAAGCAAGGCACGAACACTACAAAGCCGAAAAAGCTCGAATAGAATATGAACGCCAAAAAGGCCAATACATCGACCTTGATGATTTTAAAAAAGGATTACTTGGCGAGGCTAGGGCAATACGCGATCAATTCGATAGTTTCTCAGATAGGCTTGCCCCGATTTTGTCGGGCGTTGATGACCCTGTTAAAATCACAAATATTATTGATAAAGAATTAAATCAGATTTTGGGCAAACTTTTTGAAAGGTTTATTGATTGATGAAACCTATTTCGAAATAGCACAAAAAAGAATAGAGCAAGCGACCGATGCCAAAACAAAAGAAAACAAAATATAAGAAAAACCTGAAGGGCTTGGACAAAATACTAGGGCAATTTCATCGGATATTACAGCCAAAGGAAAGTTTAACGGTTGTTGAGTGGGCCGAGCAAAACTTTTATTTGTCGAAAAAAGACAGTGCCGAGCCTGGTCTAATAAGCTATGCGCGTACGCCCTACGCTCGCAAAATTGTTAATTGTATGTCAAAAAAACACCCTGCAAAAAAAGTGACTTGGAAAAAAGCCTCTCAAGTTTCCGCTTCAACGCAGGCCAATGTTGTAATTGGTTATGTGGCTGATTATGAACCGGCCCCTATCATGCTAACGATGCCGAGTGAAAAGGTTGTAAAAAGGGCAGCAAGAAACCGAATTGATCCGATGATTGAAGCAAGCCCGGTTTTAAAAAAAATATTTGCTCAACCGAGATCGAAAGAAGAAACAAACAGCGCAACCGAAAAGAGTTTCGGCGCGGCTTCGCTATACCTTGCAAGTGCTGCCTCTAGTAATGACCTAGCATCAATTTCGGTTAGGGTTGCCATATCTGATGAATTTTCAAAGTTTCCCCTAGATCTAAATGGGGAAGGTTCGGCCGATAAGCTTATCGATAGGCGTTTGCAGACTTTCGGCAGTAGGTCGAAGCATTTCAAGATTTCAACGCCGGCTGAAGGTGATGATGATCTAGTTTCAAAAGAGTTCGAACTTGGAACGCAAGAATATTATAAGATGCCTTGCCCACATTGCGGCGGCTTCATTGATTTTAAGTTTGAAAATCTAAAATGGGATAAATGCAAAGACACGGGCGAGCACTTGCCCCACACCGTTTATCACCAATGTGAGCATTGCGAAAAGCCTATTTATGAGAAAAAACATAAAACGCAAATGATGGAAAACGGCGATTGGTTTCCATCGGTTGAAGAACCCAAAGAAAAAAATCATTTTAGTTTTCATACAAATGGACTCTATTCGCCGGTTGGTTGGCTATCCTGGGAGATGATTGCAAACGAATGGCTTAGGGGTCACAAGCATATTAACGACCGTAAAGCCTTTTATAATACGGTTTTAGGTTTGGTATTTAAAGAAACCAACAAAGACACGCCGAAAGTTGACACCTTGATGGCAAGGCGTGAAAACTATTCGCTTGGTGTTATTCCACTTAAAGCAATGCAGGGCGCAATACTTGCGGGCGTTGACGTTCAAGGGGATCGCTTGGAATGCACAGTACGCGCTTTCAATATGCGGGCCGATGGCACCAGTGAGCACTGGATAATCGATCACAAGATTTTTTACGGCAATGTTGACCTTACCGACCCATTAACAGAATACTATTACGACCCCGAAACAGGTGAAAAGAAAACGACCCCTTGGCAGCAATTAAGAAACTATTTGATTACCCCGTTACCTTGCGAAGATGGAAGCATTAAGCCAATTATTGGGGTTGCGCTTGATTCTGGTTATAAGTCGCATCTTTGTTATCAATTTTCCAAACGCTTTTCCCGCGGCTTTATGTTTGTAGTCAAAGGAACGGATGAATTAGCAACCGGCAAACTTGTTGCACCATTCAAAATGGTTGATATTTCTTTAAAGAATAAAAAGATCAAAAAGGGCGCTAAGCTTTACAATATATCTTCAAACATCGGCAAGAAAATGGTTTATGATTTTATAGCTATACCGCAACCGACCCAAGAGCAACTGGAAGCCGAAAGGCAATACCCGCCGAATTATGTTCATTTCCCGTTAGGCTTTGAGCGCGAATACTTTGATCAGCTAACGGCCGAAATTTGGATGAAAGTCAAAGACAAGAAAACCGGCAAGCAAAAATCATTCTTTAAGAAAATCAGAGATCGAAATGAAACACTTGATACATTTTCTTATAGTTTGGTTGCGGCGCATATATTACAGCTTGATAAGTTTATGCCTGAAAACTTCCACGGGGCTATTGAAATGATCGAAAAGAACGCCCTTGAAAAATTTAGAGAAACGAAATAAAATTATACCAAACATATAAAAAAAAATAGGCGGGTCGGGCGTGGCTTGGACTAAATCAGATTATAAAACCTTGAAACGTGCGATTGCTTCAGGTGCAAAAAAAATCAAATATTCGAATGATAAAGAGGTCGAATATAGGGATCTTGCTGATATGAAGGAAGTTTTGCGCGATATGGAAAAAGATCTTTTTCCAACAAAAACCACGCGCATTGCTTATTTGGAGTATAATCGCTAATGGATTTTTTTGATTGGCTAATGCCTAAAAAAATGTTTGAGGGTTTATATTCTGAAGCAACTGCCGACGGTTGGAACCCTAGAGGCTCGGCACCTACAGCATCGCCGGGCGAAATTCACGGGCTTTCTAGTCGCGTTGATGACTTATTAAAAAATGATCCATACACCGAGGGCGCAATTAAGGCGCTTGAAAGTGGAATTGTTGGGCCTGGAGTAAAGCCCCGATGTATTTCAAAATCTGGAAACAAGCAACTTTCTAGGCTTGTTGATCAGTATATTAAACAATACTTTGAAACAATGGAATGCGATGCATCGCAAAATCAAAACCTTTACGGGATGCAAAAAACCGTTGTTCGTGCTCTGATAAAAGGTAATTGCTTTATAAGAAAGCGAAGCCGCCCAATGAGCATGGGGCTTACAATACCTTTTCAATTCCAGGTTTTAAGTTATGACTACCTGGCAACTGATTACTACACCGATTTAGGCAATAATCAAATCGTTGACGGCATCGAATACAATAGGCGCGGTGCCCCCGTTGCATACTATTTTTATAAATCAAATCCAAGTGAGCGTTATTCTTTTATATTTAATTCTAAGCCTGTGAGCACTGAAGTAATTCGGGTGCCTGCAAAAGATGTTTATCATTTATTTGATAAAAAAGAAGTTGATCAAAGGCTTGGTTATACTTGGTTTGCGCCTGTTATTTCCATGCTGCGAATGACTGACAGTTATAGAAAAAATGTATTAACTAAACAGCAAATGCAAAGTTCAATTACTGCGTTTATAACATCGGATGAAACCGATGATGTTAATGAAGTATTTGGCAAAAAAGAAACAAACGCAAATGGCGATGTTGTTTCAATGATAAAACGCGGCCAACTTAACAGGTTAATACCTGGGGAAAGCGTTGAATTTCCATCATTGCCAGACCTTGGAAGCGACACGCAATTTTATAAGCAATTTATTAGAGCAATCGCGGTAGGGCTTGGCCTTTCCTATGAAAGCTTTTCGCGTGATTTTAGTGAAGTTAATTATAGTTCGGCCCGTATGGGTTGGATTGCTGAATACAGAATCATAAAAGCGTGGCAACAAAATATAGTTTTGGCGCAATGGCTCAATCGTTTAGGTAAAGATTTCCTTGATGGCCTTGTTATTCAGGGTGCTATTACAAGCGTGCAAAAAGATGATTTAGCAATGAAATGGAGTTTCGCGCGCCGTGAAATGCTCGACCCTGTTAAAGAAACAAATGCAATGCTTGCGCAAATTGATGGAAAAATCAAAAGCCGAGTTGAAGTAATTGAAGAAAATGGCGGCGATTACATGGACACGATGGAAGAAATTGCACTTGATTCGCAAACGCAAGAATCGTTAGGCATTGCCGACCCTGTGCCGCAATCGCCTTTTATGCCTGTTGTTGAAGAAGAAGAAGAAGAAGAAGAAGAAGAAGAAAGTGAGGTTTCACAAGATGACTAACAACGAAACTAGAACAATGCCTAAGGTTGGTGATAAAATAAAGCGAAGCCTTTCAATATCATCTAAAATGATTGATGAAGCCGAAAGAACTGTTGAAATCGCTTTTGCTAGTGAAGAACCTTATGAACGTTGGTGGGGCGTTGAAATAACCGACTTGGCTTCAATGAATATGGAAAGACTAAACAGCGGCGCGGCTCTTTTGTTCAACCATGATTGGGATGCGCAAATTGGGGTTGTTGAAGCTGCCAGGGTTGACGATGATTTGGTTGCTAGGGCCAAGGTAAGGTTTAGTAAATCGGCTCTAGGCCAAGAAAAAATGCAAGATGTTATTGATGGAATACTAACAAAGGTTAGTTATGGCTACGAGATAACAGAAATGCAACTTGAAAAAGAAGTTGAAGGCGTTTGCACTTACCGCGTAAATGTTTCGCCTTTTGAGTTAAGTTTTGTGACTGTGCCGGCTGATAATACGGTTGGGCTTGGCAAAAGTCACGATGATGAAAACGTCGTTTCTGTCTCGACGGTAAACGAGACTGACAATATTAATGATCATGTGGAGGTTTCAGAAATGGAACAAACAAACGAGACTGTCGAGACTCCAAAAATCGACATTGCGGGGCTTGAAAAGGCTGCCGCTGAAAAAGCTTTAAAGGCTCAAAAGTCTTACGAGCGTGAAGTGAAAGAAGTTTGTAAACTTGCGGGTTTTGAGAAAGACGCGTCTGGGTTTATAGATGAAAACCTTAAACTTGAATTTGTGAGAGAAAAGCTAATGGAAAAAAAATCCGTTTCTGAAAAGGAAATTGCAACTTTTGCAAAAATCGAAAATGGTGAAGATAACGCTAAAAAAAGGCTTGAAGAAAGATCAAAGCAAATGGCGTCATTGATGAATCCTTCAATTAAGGGATCAGACCACTACAAATTTGGAAGCATTCACCAATTAGCAAAAACGCTAATGGCTGAAAAAGGTGTTGATACTGCGCTTGTAACAGGAACCGACATTGCAAACATGATTCTTTCAAAAGATCATTCAACAAGTGATTTTCCACTAATTACAGCGGACGCGGTAAACAAAACACTTTTAAGATCTTATGATGATATGCTTGCGGTTCAAACCTG